CTCAAGCAAGCTGCCTCTGTTAATATAAATAGCTTCATGAATGCTCCCAAGGAGCTTGAGGCAATTATCGCTCTCAACACTAAGAGTCTAGATCCAGATCCAGAACCAGAACCAGAGCCAGAAAAATCGAACTCTGATTCTGAACAACCCCGGGTCGAGGAGGAAGAGGAAAAGAATTTCACAGATAAAGAATTTGTCGCTCGTTTAGAATCTGCCAAGCAGCGTCTGGCGACACTAACCAAACTGGCCAAGCTCTAGCGAGCGACTCGGCCCAAAAAAACAACCCATACACAACTAAAAAAATGGATAAACTAGTAAACAAGCGCGCTCAGCTAGTTGCTGAAATGCGTTCTCTCCTCGATGGTAAGGAAGGCTTGAATACGGAAGACCAAGAAAAGTTGGCTAAAATTGAGGCCGACTTTGATTCTGTTGAAAAGCAAATCCGAGCTGAAGAGAAAATTAATAAGATTGAAGACAAGTTGGCTTCTGTTATCGAAGACAGCTACAAACCCTCAATCCAAAGGGAAAATAGCGTAGACGACTACCGAGCGGCTTTTGACGAGTATGCTCGCAAAGGACTCTCTGCTCTAACTGGCGAAAAGCTGGCTGCTCTACAAGTGGGCACCGACTCCGAAGGCGGCTTCATCGTTCCTGAGTCTTTTGAGACCAAGATCGTTGAAATTCTCCAGGATGTTAACCCATTCCGCAGCGTTGCAAACGTAATCCGCACCGCTTCAGATCGGAACATTCCGGTTGAGTCCAGCATCGGTTCTTTTGCATATGTCGCAGAAGAAGGAGCCTACGGATCTTCTGATCCCGTGTTCGCTCGCGTTACTCTCGGTGCTCATAAAGCAGGTGGTATTGTCAAGGTTTCCGAAGAACTTCTACAGGATGCTTTCTTCAATCTTGAGACTTACCTAGCTAACGTGGCTGGTCGTCGTTTTGCAAACCTTGAAGAAGCTTCTTTCTGCACAGGAACTGGTAGCAGCGAGCCTCAAGGTCTGTTCAACCCAACCTACAGCAACAATGTGACCGGAGCTGTTTCGGCTACTGCCGCAATCGCTAGCGACGATCTGATCGACGTTTTTCATAGCCTCGGACGTCAGTATCGCAGCAATGCTACATGGCTGATGAATGACGCTGCTGCAAAGCTGATCCGCAAGCTCAAAGATGCTGAAGATCAGTACCTATGGCAGCCAGGTCTGCAAGCAGGTCAGCCCGACACGATTTTGGGTCGCCCCGTTATCGTCTCGACTCAGGCTACTGCTCCAGCGGTTGACGCAAAGAGTGTTATCTTTGGAGATATGTCTTACTACACGATTGCTGATCGTGCTGGCGTATCTGCTCAGAAGCTTAACGAACTCTATGCAGCAAACGGCCAGGTTGGCTACAAGTTCAGCACGAGAAACGACGCGAAGGTAATTCTGAACGAAGCCTTCACTTCTTTCACTCACGGAGCTGCTTCCTAAGATTGCAAATTAAAGCAATAAAAAGTTTTGCTACAAAAGGCAGTGGCTATCGGGTTGGGGAGACCTACCAGGTAGCCGCTGCCACTGGCAAACAATGGGTCAAAAACGGATGGGCCGTGGAGGTTAAAACCCCGCGAGCTAAGAAGTCTAAAAACCCAGAGGTAATATAAGCCTCCCCATCTCAATGGTCTAATAATTTAATCAGTGGAGACTTCACGAGTTGGGGAGGTATCTCCTCTTATATAAAATGCCTATCTACTACAGCTACAAAACCACTACAGGCCCAATCAGTGAACCCATAACATTGTCAGAGGCTAAGGCCCAACTCCGCGTAGAGTCGGATTTCACCGACGATGACACTTGGATTACTACGGCAATAACAGTAGTTCGCGAGCAGGTAGAATCATTCACAAATAGGGCTTTAATGCCCCAGAGCTTTGAATTAGCCGTAAGCGAGTTTAGCGATGAAATAGAATTACCTAAACCGCCATATAGCAGCTTGTCATCTATACAGTATTATGATCTGGACAATGTTCTTCAAACTCTTTCCAGCACCTACTACCTGGTTAATGATTATACAGAACCAGCAGTAATTGCTAAAAAAACCGATCAGACTTATCCGGAAACATACGATAGGCCCGACGCGGTTAGGATCGCCTTCTCGTCTGGATATGCAGATGCGGCTAGCGTTCCTGCATCCATAAAACAGGCCATGCTAATGCTTTTGACCGATCTATATGACAACAGGTCGGCTAGCTCGAGCCACTTAAATACAGTCAAAATAGACTGGACCCCAGCGGTCTTAAATCTCCTATCGACCAATAAATCCATACTCTACTAATGCTATCCTCTAGGCTCCAGGTTTATGCTAAAAGCGAATCTGTAAACAGCTATGGGGAATCCGAGCTAACTACTTCGCTATACAAATCTATCTGGGCACAAGAAATGGAAATAAAGATGGATGAAGTGAAAGATAGCGAATCAGTAAAGAGTATGGATGCTTATAAGTTCAAGACTCGCTTTAATAGCTGGTTAGATGAGAACTATGAGATTCAGTACGACGATGGTCGGCTAACTATAGAAAGTGTCGAACCAGCAGGCCATCAATTACGCCAGTGGCTAATAGTTAAAGCCATTAGACAACAATGAATCAGCGATTTAAAATATTCACTAGGGGAAGTTCGCTTAATTCATATGGCGAGCTATCTGAAACATTCACCCAAGGATCGTCTGTATTTGGCAGAGCGAGGCATTATACCGATGGTGAATCGCTGATATCAAACAAGCACAGACCTTTGCATAAAGTAGAAATAAAGGCTAGGCATTTTAGTGGCAGTATAAAAGACCAAGTAGAGTATCTGGACTATCGGTGGGAAATCGAGGGGGTCAGGAGATCTCACAGATCTGGAGTTATAAAAATAATAGCCAATAGGCTATATGCTCTCGCCTCAGATTTTTATCTCCAGCCCAATGGCATTAATTTTTACTTAACTCCTTCGGGAAACAAATATTTGCAGCCATGAGCGACATCACAGTCAGTAGCGACATCCATACATTTATGCAGTCGGCCAGCAACTCGGCGGCTCGAGATAATTTAGGCGTAGGCGACACCGATGCCGTCAATCACGCATCACTTACGCTGACAGGGAACGCGACGGCGGTTGAGTTTATTGGCGACCTTGAGGGGGCAGTCCGGTTCAACGCGAAGGCTGGCGAGGCTCTGACTAAAGGCGATGCGGTTTACGTTTCCGGAGTTAGCGGGAATCTTCCTGTCGTTAGCAAGGCGGATTCCTCCAACTCGGCGACCATGCCTTCTTTCGGACTGGCTGGTTCGACGGTCAATCTGAATGCGTCGGTGCAGATTATTACATTCGGAACGCTTTCTAGCATCGACACGTCAGCCTTTACGCTAGGCGATACCTTATACGTAAACGGAACCGGAACGCTTTCGGCAACGAAGCCGACCGGAGAATCAAACCTCATCCAGAACATTGGAAAGGTTCAACGAGTTCACGCGTCCGCTGGATCGATTAAAGTCGGCGGGGCAGGTAGATCAAACGATACACCTAATCTAAATGAAAATAAAATCTTTATTGGCAATAGTTCAAATGCTGCATCTACTGCGGCGATCAGCACCGTTATTACGGACAACGCTAGCAGCGTTAAAACGTCCTATGAGTCGAACAGCGATACAAACGCCTATACAGACGCTGAAAAAACTAAGCTCTCGGGCATCGCGACTGGTGCGGAAGTCAATGCAGTGGATTCGGTCAATGCTCAAACCGGATCGGTTACCCTAGACGCTGACGACATTGACGACACATCTACGAATCACAAATTCGCAACGTCTGCCCAGCTCACGAAGCTCGATGGCGTAGAAAGCGGAGCGACCTCTGATCAGACCGGATCGGAAATCAAATCGGCCTATGAGGGCGAGCCGAATACCAATGCTTTTACTGATGCTGAAAAAACTAAACTCAGCGGAATAGAGACAGGGGCAACTGCCGATCAGGATTTATCATCCTATCAGTTGCAACCATCTGAGGGGGCATTTGCGAACGGCGACAAAACCAAACTTGATGGCATCGAGGCTTCCGCAGATGTTACCGATGCGACGAACGTAAACGCTGCTGGAGCCACCATGAATACCGACACGGATGTGAGCGGGAATTCGTGGGTTCTCGACGAGGATAGTATGTCCAGCAACGACGCCACAAAGGTTCCGACGCAACAAAGCGTCAAAGCCTATGTGGATGCCAACACTAGCAGCGGCGACGCAACCAGCATACAGGGGACGAACGTAGATAGCTCAGTTGGATCGCCGAGTGATGGCGACATCTTGGTTTATCGGTCAGCCGGATCGGATTTTGTGCTTGAGTCAAAGCCAGCAGCCGGATCAAACCCAGCCGCTGCGGACATCACGGATGCAACCGCCGATGGCATTGCCTTGATAACAAGCTCGGATGCAAATCCGTTTACGGATGCGGATGAATCAAAACTCGATGGAATTGCAGCAGGGGCCGAGGTAAATACCGTCGACTCCGTAAACGCTCAAACCGGAGTTGTTGTTTTAGATGCTGATGACATATCCGACGCGACCACGACAAACAAATTCACTACAGCCTCAGATATTAGCAAGCTAGCCGGTATCGAGGCAGGAGCAACGGCGGACCAAACCGGAGCGGAGATAAAAGCGGCTTATGAATCCGAGGCGAATACCAACGCCTTCACTGATGCCGAGAAAACCAAACTAGCAGGGATAGCGGCAGGAGCCGAAGTTAATACGGTTGACAGTGTCAACGCGCAGACCGGAGCGGTGGTATTAGATGCGGACGATATATCGGATGCAGCCACAACTAACAAATTTACAACTGCTTCTGATATAAGCAAGCTGGCTGGCATTGAGGCATCTGCAACGGCAGACCAAACGGGAGCCGAAAGCAAAACCGCTTCGGAGGGCGAATCTGACACGAACGCCTTTACGGACGCCGAGAAAACCAAACTAAGCGGCATCGAGACCGGAGCAACCGCAGATCAGGATCTGTCATCTTATCAGCTACAGCCATCAGAGGGAGCCTTTGCCAACGGGGACAAGACAAAACTTGATGGAATCGAAGCATCGGCAGACGTAACAGACACAGCGAACGTCACCTCGGCGGGTGCATTGATGGATTCTGAAGTCACGAATCTAGCTCAGGTCAAAGCTTTTGACAGTGCGGACTACGCAACCGCTGCTCAGGGAACGAAGGCTGATTCAGCACAACAACCGCCGAGCGAAGGAGCGTTTGTTAATGGTGACAAAACAAAGCTGGATGGGATCGAGGTATCTGCTGACGTAACAGATGCAACGAACGTGACCGCCGCAGGCGCGTTGATGGATTCCGAGGTAACGAATCTGGC